ATGGCGATATCTTTCTGTACAAGGAGTATATGAAAACATCCGTTGAGGATGTCTTAACTTTGCTCAAGCACTTCCAAGAGGAAAGGCAACGCAAGGCTAAACAAAACCACAATGGCTGATAAGATATCGGTAAGTTACGATGCGAATGTAGATGACCTCAAGAGGAAGCTTGATGAACTGATTGCGAAGAATCAACAACTTGCTAATGCGGCCAATACGGCCCAAAAGGCGATGTCGGGCCTTAACTCAAGCGTTAGTGCTACCAATAACGCCTTCAATCAGTCCACGACCGTCATAAACAACTACAACAACTCGGTCAATACCACCAACAACAGCATAAACCAAATGAACAACTCTATGCGTCAAACGCAAAGAGAGGTTCATCTTTTTGAGAAAGGACTGCAAAACATTGCCGGGAAAGTGGCCGCGGCCTTTACCGTGCAGTCAATAGTTCAATTTGGGGCATCCGTTGTTGATACAACGAGGAAGGTTGAGCTTATGCAAAACCGACTTGCGTTCGTGTTTGGTAGCGTTACCGGTGGGCGAGAGGCATTTGAAAGGCTCTATGATGTTTCCCAAAAGCTCGGTATAGGATTCCAAGAGCTTGGCGATGGCTTTGCGGGTTTTGCGATTGCCGCGAAGATGGCCGGGTTCTCGGCCAAAGAATCCGAAGGGATGTTTACCAAGGTGGCGATTGCATTACGGGGAGCAGGGGCCGGTTCTCTTCAAACCCAAAGAGCCTTCTACGCCTTGCAACAAATGCTCTCCAAGGGCGTGGTTGCCGCGGAAGAATTGCGCAGGCAGTTGGGTGAAGCATTGCCGGGCGCGTCCGACTTGATGACCAAGGCATACAACCGCCTTCATCCTGCTCAACAAGTCACCAACCTTGAGTTCACGAAGCTTCTTGAAAGCGGGAAAATTATCTCTGCCGAGATATTGCCAGAAATGGCGAATGTGTTGGAGGAAACCTTTGCGCCTGCGGTTGCGGGAAAATCGGGTTCTTTGGATGCATCCTTGACCAGGGTGACGAACTCGTGGGATAGGTTCAAGTTAGCCCTTGGCGAGGCGAACTTCCAGTCGGTCATCTCTTTTACGACAGAACTTACAGAAGCTATAGACCTGCTTAATCTTTCACTCACCAACGAACGATTAAGTTTGTTAGAGCGCATTGCCATTGCTCTTAACGGCATATTCAATCCGGCAATGAACGATTTGCTGACTGCGAAACTTTATACCGAAAAAGTATTGAACCAAGAATTAAGGAAACAACAAGCAATCGTTTACGCTTTGTCGGGTGATTATGAGAATATAGGTGACGCGAGTGAGGCATCTGCTATTAAGATTGAAATGCTAAACGAAAAAGCCGCTTCATCTCAGGCAGAGTTTAATAAATTGACGCTTGATCAACTTGAGGAAAAGAGAAAAAGTGTTGCCGCAGAACTGAAAGACACCGAGCATCTCCTTAGTTTAGGCAAGGAAGGAACCGACCAACTCCGAATCAAAGGGAAAGCCTACCAAATGATTTTGGATAGGATGGAAGCAATCCGCATAAAAAATAAAGAAACCGAAAAGCAGGAAGGCGATGCCATTGCAGCGGCCAAAGAGCGTCTTGCTCTTGAGGAAACCCGATTGCTCAAAACCACCGAGGGAACTGCGGCCTACTATGCGCAGCTGATAAAGGTTATTGAGGCCCGTAAGGACTTGGTGAAACTTGAGAAGGCGGGAACGCCCAACCAAATGGGCCTTGACATTGCGAAGCTTGACAAAGACCTCAATAAGGCCAAGCAGATGATTACCTCCTTCACCCCCGAAATGGCTGACATCGTGGAGGAAGGTGTTTATGTGCCAAGCTTAGAAGCGTGGGAAAGGCTTGACAAGGACATCAAAGACCTCACGAAGCAACAGTTGGAAGACCGCGCTGCCGCCATTCAAACCGAGATTCAGCTTCACGAAGAAGGCACGGATAGGAGGCTTGAGTTGGAGAAGGCGTTGGTGATGGCGAAGGCCAACCTTGCCGCTAAGGAAGCCGAGATTCAAGGCAAGACGGCCAAAGAAATTGAGGCCATCTTTGCCAAGGCCAACATTGACATCGCAGACCTTGACAAGAAGTTCTACGACAAAAAGAGGGAAGAGGCCGAAAAATATGCCGATTTCTACAAGCGATTGCAGGATGGCTTGGATGGATACGAAGGCAATTCCCTACAACGGAGAATCAAGGCTATCCGGGAATACTACGGCAAACTAAAAGCCGAGGCGTTTCTCTACGGACGAACGAAGGAGGAAATGGACGCGCTTGACGCAAACAGGGACAAAGCCATTTTGCAAGAGAACCTTAAAGAGGTCGGCAAGTTCGTGAATGCCGCTGCCGGTATCTACGGTCAGTTCACCCAGATTCAGCAGATGGAGTACGACAACCAAAAGGTTGCTCTTGACAACAAACTTGCCCAAGGTCTTATCTCCGAGGAAGAGTATAACGCACAAATCGTTCAGCTTGAGAAGAAGCGTTTTGAGCAGAACAAGCAGACTCAAAAAGTTGAGGTTCTCATAAACACCGCCTCAGCGATTGCAAGAGCCTTTGCAGACCTTGGCCCGGTTGGTGGAGCGATTGCTGCTTTTGCGCTTGGTGCAATGTCCATAAAGCAAATCAGCCTAATTGACTCCGCTCAATTCCCGCAAGCATTCAAGGACGGGGTAATTGACCTCAAAGGCCCAGGCACGGAGACTTCCGATAGCATCCCTGCCCGGCTATCCCGTGGCGAGTCGGTGATGACGGCAGAGGAGACGAAGCGGTACAAGCCCGTCCTCCAAGCCATCCGGGACGGAGAGTTTGAAGCGTTTGTGGCGAAGAAGTACACCGGGGCTATGGCGATGAACCGGGAGCAAGGCTCGTTTGCCCAAAACATCACCAACTCCCTTGATATGAACAACGCGGAGATGGTTGATGCGATCCGCAGGAACAAGAGTGTGAAGATCGCAAATTGGGATGACTTCAGCAGGATTATGAGCAAGCCGAAGACGGCCCACAAGGTTCACAGAAGGAGGGCTTGGTAATGGCAAGTTTCACCGTTATTCTGGATGGTCAGACCTTGACCAACGAGCCGATGGGGTTGCAGGACACCGCCATCTCTATCCAACGAAACGAAGACCTCCCTGGCTTGTTCACCACGATGGTGTCCGACTTGGAGTTTTGGGGCGATGGCTATGAAATCTTGTATGCCTATTTCAAGGCCAACGACCTATGCAAGGAGGTTTCCTGCGAAATCATTGAGAACTGCACCGATGGACTGAACTTCAAGGGCATCATCTATCTGAGCGATGTGGAGTTCAACTCCTATAAGTGCATTGCGACCTGCTCGGTGGAGGATGATACCGTGCAGGGCCGATTGATGCGTTTGAAGGACTTGCTTGTGCCGATTAACTCGGTGAACCAAGAAACGATTAACGGGGTGTCCTTGACCAACTGCCCCTCCTACGAGTTCAATACCGGCACGACCTACGGCAACCGCTTTGCGTTCAAGGTGTCGGAGTTGTTTCAGTATGTTTTGGATTACCTGACCGATAAGACAGTCATCTTCCAAAGCGACATCTTCACGAATACAGACTACCGACCGCAGACGATAAGGCTTAACTGCGTGTTTTCGGTGGCCGGGTTTCCATTGGAGATGAAGTGGATTGATGTGTATGGTAACGAGGTCACAAGGACTTTTGCTGCACCACCTCTTTATGCCGTTACAAATAATGCTACCTATGCTCAGGCTATTGCCACGGTTCTTAACCAAGCAGTCTTTGCTGACGCAGGGGGCAATAGTTATCAGGACATTATTTTCCCATACGCAGCAAGAACGGCCACGGATGGAGTGAATGACTTTGTTGATGTGCATTTCTATCACCAAACCACCTTTACCGAAATCAATGTACTTGTCGGGGGAGGCAGCACGGTGACGATTGACTCAACGATTGACGGGACTTACGGGGCGAACAATCTCTACGCCACCAACACCTCCCTGATTGAGCCTACGGTGTCAATGCCATCCATCTCTTTCTCCCAACTCTTCCTTGGGATGAATGCCTTTTTCAACCTAAGCCTTTCCTTTACGAGGGTCGGGACGCAACTCTACCTTCGGGCCGATACGCAACCATACTTCTTTGATAACGCTCAATCTGCCGCTTTTACGGACGCGAAGGACGTGATGCTGAAGACCGACAACCCACTTGTCTTCTCGGTGTTGAATTACACCAACCCAACGCTGAATAGCGCATCCATTTTCTACCAGGATGCAGGATATGCTTCGGCTCAATGTGCCGAGAACGAAGCCGGAGCAACGAACTACTTTCTCATTCCGAACGATTACTACAACGGCAATGTGAGTTCGCCTGCCCCAACGGGCGGTTTGTACTATGGGTTCTCATTGACGCAAGAGAACAAATGGATTCTTTTTGAGGAAAACACGGACGATATTAAAACGCCCAAAACGGTCTTACGGATGGATCAGACGGGGACTGTTTCTTCTATCAATCAGCAGAACGCTATCATAAGCGACCCAATATCCTACACCTATGCCGGTTCGTGCATTCACCCATTTGCCGCGAAGAACTACCTCTTCCGCGCCCCATTGGGACTCCGCTATGCCGGGTATTTGTTGGCGAACAACCTACCGATTAAGATAGCCAAGTCGCTTTCCTTTGAATACCCATTGAGCAGGGCAGACTTCAACCAAATCAGCAACAACCCGACCAACTACATCGTGGTAAAC